TGCTTTACACTTCCTTACCTAAAAATAATTTCACGTTTCTTGTTAGCTCTCATTATAGCAATAAAGTTCATAACACTACAACACAACTGCTGCGTAATTAAAATTTTACGCCTGTCATTAACCTCAAAATTTTATAAAAAGGAAAAAAGGCGCTACCTTAAAGGTAGCGCCTTACTTTTCTGTTCATATGCTGCTATATATTAAAAAAAATTTTAATCTATATCAATTACAGACGAACAACTTCAATGATTGCATTTCTTCCATTATTACTAAGTGTTTTTTTATACCATTCAGTCCATATTTTATTATTTATTTTATACATTTTTCATATTTCCGAAAAATATGAAACTCATTTTAAACTCATTCTAAATTATGATAGAATATATACGCAAACTCCTCCATGCCACTGCCAGGCATTGTTTGCAAACGTCGTAGATACCTCGACGAAAAAAAGAGCAATCTTTTCAGATTGCTCTTTTTGTTTTACCTAACACTAACAACCATATTAATATCGGCAAGTTTAGAACATTTCCAAGCTGCACGAGATAATACATCACTTAAGAATTTTACACCAGCAATATGCTCGCTCTTTAACCGTTCTTGAGTAACATTTTCACTTAACACACCCGCTGCCGTTATATATGACTTTACCTCTCCGAGTACTCCCATATATTCTACATTTTGAAGAGGGTTCACATATTCTAAGCTCTGGCTTGGTGACAATGCTTTCTGTTTCATCTCATTACGAAGCTTCAGTTCTGCTTCCATCTCGTTGAAAGCATTGATATATGCTATTTTTAAATCAATAGCAATTTTACCTGTAAAACCCATTATTAGCAAAACAAATCCATCACGGTTCATGAGATATTCAACATACTTTTTCCCACGACTTACATAGTAATTCTCTTTGAAAAATTTGGTGGCACAATTTTGTGCCGCCAAAATTTCTTTAATACTTCTTAAAACAGTCTTATGCGCCTTTTGAAATTTCTCAGATATTTGCCTACTACTAACAACAGCTTGATTATTTCTAATCATTACTAAACCGGTCATAGTATATCACTCCATTTGAAATACTCAACCAAAACTGATATACTGTATTTATCAGCTTCGGCTGGTGCTTGAAACACTCGCTTCTCTTTCCACGGTTAGGCGGGTGTTTCTATTTTTTTATTTCTGTGTAAACCTTCTGTAATCCAGTTATTAAAACATTACTTTTAGTTGTGTTTAACGCATCTGCACATTCATTTAACATTATATTTTCTTTTTCAGTTAATCTTATACGCATTTGTATATTTTTAGGATTTTCAGAAATAGGCCTACCCAGCTTCTTTTTATCAGCCATTCAATTCACCTCACTTTTTGGCTACACCAAAATTATATTATAGGATACACAAAAAGTCAAGTATTCTGTTTTACTGACAAATGTTCTTTAAAGCGTTCTCACGTTTATCTAAATGGACTATCTTTACTTTGCATTTCTATCGGAAACAGTTCGGGATCAGACTTTACTACAGACAAAAAAGCCTCTCCGTCACTACCACACTCCGCTGATTTTTGCTTAACTCGTTTCTGTAATTCGGTAAACCAAGGAACCAACGGCGGCATCCACCTAAACAAACAAGCTGCCATTTCTTCTAAATTCTCTCCTTCAATACAGTGCCCTCTAATTATTACATACATATACAACAACCTCCTTAACACACAAGCTTTATTATAGGCAAAATAGCAAAAAAAATAAAGCCTGACTACTACATTAAGTAATAGTCAGGCTTTTTTTAGTACGCATATGTTACCCACACGCCAGTTTTTTTATCTTGCCAATCATACTCGCCTCGAAATCCTATATATTTGCCACCTATCCGGCGGCTCACTCCATAGCTGATACCTGTAACATAGTGATCAACATTAATCTTGGCTCCGATCTCCCGCAGGACCCCTGGCGCGGATGGTGGCAAGGATTTCTCTGCTTTCTTTAATGATTTTTCCTGCCTCTCTGATTTCTCCAGTGAGCTCAGTAGCTTGCTCTCTAATCTGTAACATTCCTTCTCTAACTGTTCCTGCTTGTTTAGAGATATTTCCAGTTCCTGCTGCAGCTTCTCTGATTTCTCCAGTGAGCTCTTGTTGATTTGTTCCAAGCTGCTGAAGTTGTTTTCCAGTGTTGTTAGTTCTGTTTCCGTTATCAGATATACCTGTTCGGCCGAGCAAATGGAAGGCAATAATAAAAACTGCAACGATAATAAAAGCACCCAGAATATACTTACTACCTTTGATCTGTTTTTCATCATTTAACATTACACCACCTCTACTTTCGCACGAGAAAAAAACGAGAAACAGCAAATTACCAGCAAGTTAGATAAACCGCATGGTTAAGCCATTTTAAGTTACTTGACTAGCGTTTTATTTTTACCAGTCAAGTAAAAGCACTTCGTTTCGCGCGAATTTCAAACGAGCATTTACAGTCCAAAATAATTATGCAATGCACCTAAAGTAAAACCGATAATCATACCAGTCCAAAAAAGTTTGCTAGTGATATACTCTTTAATCTTTTCCATGGTCAAACCTCCTTTCAACTATTTCTATTTTGGAAATAGTTAGTTTACCAATTATGATGCCACCAGATCGCCTTACCACGAATAACATCACCGCCTGGTTTTAATTTTCCGTCACCTGGTATGTCTGGTAATTTCCACAAGTCCCAGCGTTCAAAAGTTGTCGCTGGACCATAATCGTCTAAGTCCGCTGCTTCTGCATGTGTCATTACGGTACCGGCATTAATGTCCAATCTAAGTTCCTCACACAGTACAGCTACAACTTTTGCCATACTATCTATCTGCAGCTCTGTCGGTGGTACATTTCCAAAGTTGACACGACCATCAGCATAGGCTACAGCATCTACACAGCACGCTAAAGCAATCCCAATAGCTCTAGAATTGCGCCGCCATGTATGAGCCTTATATTCAGTTAAATCATCGGTTGTCGCCATAACAGCGCCGTCGCTGTCAATGTTTAGGTGATAGTCACTAAAAAACTGATGATAATTACCAGCTGACCAATGTAGATAGATCTTATCAATATTACCTCTAGCCCTTGCTGCTAATTGCCGCAGCTCATCTAAAGTGATTCTTTTTGTTCCCATTATTCTCTGCCTCCTGTTCATTTTCATCCTCGTCGGCAATGCCGTTACCGTCCTTATCCACAGTACCCTTACGCAACAAACTGAGTGCTGTTATAAACGGTGCACCGACTAATATCACAATAATATCCCTTAACTCTGCCAAGCCGGCCTTGTAAAGCCAAAAAGTAAAATATACCCAAGTCCCGATATACATTAAAATAGTCCCCAGCAATAACCCTATCGCCGCATATGTCAGCCATAAATTACCGCTTGTCCTTTTTAGCTTTGGTAATTTATCAAGCCCTGACTGTATCAGTTTTTTGATTTTTTCAAGCATGATTTCACTCCTTTAATGGCAGCTCACGACAACGATTGTACAATTCTGTCCCGGTACCGTTGCCACCCAAACGGTGGTAATTTTCGTATAGATGTTCCAGATTTTTTAACTCCTCGGTACTAATTCTTTTAGCAGCAATGTAATTCTGGCAAAGTTGAAACAAGCGATCGTACAATATGGCCAAAAGAGCCTTTTCGTACAAGTTTTGTTTTATCACCATTGTCGCCACTGCTACCCAAAGCTTATTACTTAATCTGGCAACGATAAAAACCAACAGCGTATATAAAGCCGGCTGCCAATAGCTGTTTATAAACTCCTGCATTTTACCTCCTGCTATAATCTCCATAAGGAGAGTGATATTTTGAATACTAAAAAAAGAAAACGTATGAAGCTACCAAATGGCTTTGGTAGTGTTGTGCTACGCACTGACGGCAACCGCCGCCGTCCCTGGTCTGTAAAAGTCACGGTCAATGGCCGTCAAAAATCTATTGGTGACACTGCTACTGAGATTGAAGGACTTGCTTTGCTCGCAGAGTATCATAAAAATCCTTCCCTTTTCGCACCAACGCTGATCACCTTTTCAGAGGTCTTTGAGTTGATGCGGGCTGAGCGATTTCCCAAATTGGCTAAAACTACACAGGTCAATTACCTTTCGGCATACAAGCACTGCAATAGATTGTATAGCAAGAAGTTTGCCGAGTTAAAAATTGGTGACCTGCAGGCCGTTATTCGTGATACACGTAACGCCGGCGCTCACTACGCTATGCAAAAGAAGGTTAGACAGGTATTACATCATATGTACACATATGCCGTAAAATATGAAATTATTGACCCTGCCGCCAACATTAGCCAATACATAGACATTGATCAGCACGTGGTTAAATACCCTAAAACACCTTTTAACACTCGACAGATAAACAGAGTAAAAAAACTCGGTGATAAATGGGCTATGACGGTGCTCATGATGATATACGCTGGTGTTCGTACGTCCGAACTGCTATCTGTCGTTAAAACAGACGTCAAACTGCGACAGCGATATTTTATCGTTCGAGAGTCAAAAACTGCTGCCGGTCGAAATCGTGCTGTGCCAATATCAAAAAAAACTATACCCTATTTTGAATTTTGGATGCAGCAGCCAGGTAAATATCTCATTACTACAGACGAAGGCAGTCAACTTACTTACCATCAATACCGAACACGCTTCGATTCTGTCATGGCCGCTAGTAGATGTAAGCATACGCCGCACGAATGCCGCCACACCTGTGCTACCATGCTAGATAATGCTGGCGCTAACGATACGGCGATCAAACGTATTCTCGGACATGCCAGTCAAGGAGTTACTAAGAGAGTTTATACCCATAAATCCCTCCATGAGCTAAAAAAGGCTATAGACCTCATTTGACAGCCTTGAGTGGTATTAACCCGGCACGAATTTACGCAACAAAAAAGCCTGTATCCCTTGGTTTATCAGGATCGCAGGCGGTTTGAATTCGGTATGATATTTTTGCATTTTATTATTACCTCATAAAGCTAGTATCCATGCGCTTTCAACCATTTTACCAAGATATTTTGACAAGATCTTCTTCTGTTTTTGCATTTTCCACACGATCCTCCAACTCATACAATTTTGCATAGACACTTTCTTGATATATACCAGCTTCAGATAATGCAGCTTCAAACATTTCCGGATTATGTACTGTAAACACTTTTTCGCTAAGATCATCTTTATTCACATAGACATTATAACGAGTAGTGCCTGTAATTTTAGCTCTGTTATATGATGCCATGAAGTCTACCTGGCTATCTTTATCTGTATCATACCCATAAACCTTACCATCCGTCTGTTCCACCCATACAGGTAAATATAAGTCTTTAATATATCCAAGTTTTATTTCATGTAGTTTCTGTTCCTTCAATTCTTCTAATGATGGTACATAAACATATTCTTTTGGCTCTCCCGCATTATTATCCCATCGATATTCTTTGCCGTCCGAAGCATTACCAGACATTTTTAGATATTGGTCATAATTGACTTCCGTAAATCCTTCTACTGAAGGCTCAAATATTTCATCTGTATAACCTACAACTTTTTCTACTTGTTTATACTGTCCTGTAGGTATTTTTGTTTCAGGCACACTTACGGCTTCCGCATTATCATTCACATCTCCATGAGCAGGAATAGTTAAAAAGATTTCTTCCCCCTGCTCATACTCAATTATAGGTTTTTTAGGTGTGATTTTAAGATTATGATCTTCTATCAGGGTATCAATTCTATTCCCTGCTTCGTCAAATTTCAAAAAAATTCTACAGTCTGCTATATTAGCTGGCATTTTTATTACTTCCTTTCAATTCAATTTTTATTTTGGTTAAACAGTGGGGAAATGGTTCGTCATCTTCATTCAGCAAAAAAGATTATGCTACGCCTAAAGATATTGGTACAGTAACCATATCTACGCCAATTTCAATGTCAACCTTATATCAGGGCTTTATATGTGCTTCCTCAACAAGTGGCCCGAGTTTATTTGTTGGTTTTGTTACAGCGTATTCAGGTAACTCACTAACTGTTAGATTGATAACTAGCCTTGATTCAGGAAGTGGCGGCTCACTAGTCCCTAATTACATTCTTTTAGGCCATTGAACAGTGGGGAGCGAATATACATGGTTGGGTAACATTTCCTATTACGTTCGTCAAATTTAGACGTTTAGTAACGAATCATCAAGGCAATGTGTTTATGGACTCCAAGGCACGAGAAAGCAATACTTTATCAGGATTTACGCTTGACGTTGCGGATAACAGTGATCAGAACAAGGATGCTCAATGGATTGCTATAGGTGCTTGATACAGTGGGGAAAAACAATTAGTGGGAACAATGTAAAGACCAAATTTCCTATTGCTTTTACAGCTTTTTGTATGCTTTCAGTTAGCGTTAACAGTTCTAATGGTAATGCGGCAGAAAGTGTGTTCCGAAATGGCTTTGGTTATACTAATAAAACATTATCGGATTGGATATTAAGAGGTCCCACTGGTGATGCAACTTACTTTGCCGACTATATTGCAATAGGCTGTTAG